CCAGCCGCGTTGTAAAAGGCAATACCTCCTGAACTATCCGAGTCCTCTTCTAGCCCATAGTGTATCGCTCCAGCCACCGCATCAGACGAGATATCTCTCTTGCTACTAGTTACTCCATCGCCTGTAAATACTTTAATGCTTCTTGTTGTGCCTTCCGAGTCTGTGGCCTTAATAGTAAACTCAGAGCTATAAGCACTTTCTTTAATGAAGATTAAACCGCGCTTAACGTGTTCACGCTCATACATTCCAGCACCACCAGACGTTGTAGCCTTTAATGCTGGTGTCTTATCCTTGTTAGCTATGAACGTGTAGTCAGCAATCGTAACCGCTGACCAAGGATGCGTGTCGTGGCTGTTAGACACATCGAGGTAGTTGAGGTCAGAGTCCGAAAGCGTAGCTCCAGCAGAGTTTTGCAAGACCTGTTGCTCTAAAGTGTCTGTCTCTGTGTTTAGCTTTAGCAACATAATATCTGGCGTTTCGTCTGCCCCATCTCCGTCATAGCCAATAACCAGCATCAACTGCTCGCCAGAGCTACGATTGATTATATGAGTAAAAGTGTTCTTTGATGGATGCTGAAGGGCTGATAAGCCTCCGCCCTCTATCATCTGCACATAATTAGTGCCAGCACGTTTAGTCAGCCCCTTAATTGGGTCAGCAGAGAAGTTAGTCTGCGCTGTGCATTGATTGTCAAAACGCTCTGAGTCTGGCTGCTGAGAAACACCGCCTGTAAGATTCTTGATGTTCTTGCGTGTATATGCCATTACGAGCGACGGACTAGTGAGAATGCCACAGTCGAGCTGTCGCCTAACATATTGATTTTATCTACACCAAACTCGTAGTCAGCTAACTTTGCCTTAGCCTCGAACTCATCACGCTCACTAAAAGCGCGGATGTCTTTCGAGCCAACCATGCGATCGGCGAAGGTGCGAGCAGCGCGGATAACACAGTAACGCTTCGCTGCTTCTGGCAATTCTAGGAACTCTAGCAAGTAAACGCCTGTGATAGTAATCGTGTCTCCAACGGTAAACGTGTCAGTCTTGTCCTTCATCGAATAAACAAAACCGCTACGAATCACATAATCTTCTCCAGAGCCTTGGTTGCGTATCTGCACATACGGCTCTGGGCTTGTGGCAACATACTTACCGTCGCCGTTTGCTGTTAGAACTCTATCCTCCTCTGTGTTAAAGACGTAGGAATCCAAGCAAACATCACGCACAACCTCATCCAATACGGTTACAGCAGCAGCCACCTCATAGGCTGGGTCGTCGAGATCTGTTACGGCTGACTCCCCTATGGTTTGCAGCATTGTGTTTACTGCTTGTAAAGCTGTTGTCGTGGTTATTGCCATTCTAGTAGGTAATGTGAATTATGATAACTGAGGTAGTGCTACCTGTGTGCTTCACAGATAATGCTGGAGGAATACAGTTGCCACTAATAAATCCCGCGCCTTCGCTACTCGGATTCACTACATCAAAACCATAAGCCGCGCCAGCTACCGCTTTAGATGGAGACATTCTCCCTATAGGGTCGCCAGACACGTTTATTGCGCCAGAATCGTAACTAGGTATATAGAACTCCGCGACCTCGGTGGCGGTAGTGTTCTGAACCCATACTGACTTTGCGCCAGCAAGGCTAATAGGGTAAGTAAATACGTCTTGTGCAACGCCAGAAAATGAATAAGCTATTGCAGCCGTAACGTTTCGGTCTGTGTCATCCTCTCGGAAAACTACTGTGGGTGCTGATGAGATTGCCATAATTTAATTTTTGTTAAGGAAAGGGCGAGGTGCAAAAGCACCCAAATAGTTAAGCCACTATGCAGCAGCGGTGATAAGCTTCACAACGCCCTCTGGACGTAGGATGCCTGTGCCAATACCAGCAGAAGTAGACAATAGTGAACCAAAACGCTCTGGAATGTAATTAGCTTCGCTAGACAGACCCTTTAGGGTTACTGTACCAGCAGCTCCTTTATGGAAAGCTAAAGCAAACCACAATGCGCCATCAAAAGAGTGATCATCGTTGTGAGTTACTCCACCTAAGTAAAGAGGGCTACCGCTATCATCTGTCATGTTAGCGTCTGATGAATTGTAGTAATCATTCATCAAGTTCATAGGGATAACCTCAAAACCCATGTAGTGCAAGTTTTGCAAGCCTTTGGCTCTATCGCCACTTGTACTGAAATCAGCACTAATAGCAGAATCTTCTTGCAGGATTGAGTAGTACTCGTAAGGACGAACAACCATGCAACGGTCTTCGTGCGGTACATTTTGCAAATCAAGTGCAATAGCAGCATCTTCAAAAGTTTCCTTTATCTTTGCTGTTGTAGTTAATACACTAGTAGAAGCGCCATCAGAAGCATCTGTGCCAGCGACTTCTTTGATCTGACCGCCAGTAGCAGCTTGACCCATTGCAGCCAACAAGAAAGCATCATGCTGACGACCCATTGCAGCACCAGCTTGCGCTGATAAAGCTGCGCGAACATCATAGTGCGCCTTGATTTCTTCTAGGTTATCTACAAACTGAGCAGCATATAGTAGCTTCTCGATTGTAATTACCTTCTCTCCAGCAGAGATTGTAGACTCAGCCTCGCCTGTTGCGGAGAAGACTGATTCGCCAGCTACATGGAGCTTGGCTGTCTCTGTTGAGAAAGTAGGAAAAGATGCACTCTTACCAGAAGTAATTGTGCGGTTCATAAGCTTGTCTTTAAGCTTGGATGCCTCGTTGTATGCTAGCAAAACCTCTTGGCCATAGACCTTTAATAGATTTGCATCGAGACTGGTTGCTGTAACATCTGCCATAATAACCTCCGTGGGTTAGACAGTTAAACCCCAGCATGGGGTAGTGATGAGATTGGTTTTACCCAACTCGAAAGTAAAAAACAAATGAACACACTCTCGAAGTTGTCTCAACACGCTCACCGTCGTAACGGCTTGAGGGAGGCTTGCATTAAGGTTCATTGAATTATAGATTTGATTTACTCAGCTTTCGCGTAACCGCTTGTCTGTAGGCTGAGTCTGTTTTGTAGCGAGGGTCTTTCATATCACGCTGCACTTCTGCTGTTGATTGATAACCACCCTCCGCTTGTGCAATCGCGTCAGCTTTAATTAGCCTAGATTGCTTAGGTGCTGTGCTGCCCATCATGCGAGCATTAAGGTTGTTCACAGCGAAACGCATCTCGTCTAGCGTTCCGTTCTCTACGATGTTATCGAAGATGCTTATCTCTGATTCTGATAAGTTATCGCCAGCCCACTCCTGTAGTGCTGGGTAATCGGCTACCTCTGAGGTAACTTCCTTCAACTCGTTAGCTTGCTTGTAGTCCTCTAACTCTTGAATGTGGTCTACTGCCTCTCTAGGGATTCCGGCTCCCTCAAACTTCTCATAGACCTGTTCTGTTAGCTCCCCATCTTCTTGCAGAGCCTCAAAAGCAGAAGTAATACCTTCTCTGAAATCGTTACTGGAGGGATCAATTTCTTCCCCCTCATCGACGGTAGGCTCCTCTTCATCACTAGCTTCGCTAACTTCGTCGCTAGGTAGTTCTGGAGGCGTATCATCGTCAGCTTGTATTTGATTGTCAGATGGTTCATGTAGTTTCTTCTCTAGCTCTTGGTATCCCTTCTCTAAATCTTCTTGGCTGTTGAACTTGCCAAGTATTTTTTCGTCAGCCTCACTAAAAGCTGGCTTCTCTGGATTGTCAGTAATCAATACTGCGTTTTTGTGTGCGTCGTAACTATCACTCATTTGGTTGTTCCTCTTGCATTTGTTGGACTAATTGTGGAGCAACTTTCTCAATCACTTTGCCAGTCTGCTGTTGTTGCATCATGGCTTGTTGTTGTTCCATTTGTTGCTGTTGAGCCATCATAGCTTGCTGTTGCTCTTGTCCGAGCTGCTCATCTGATTTCAATATATTCGTGTCCACACCAACTGCTCTGACTAGGGCTTGCATCAATGCTCGTTGATCCACTACTTGCCCATAAGCCTCTGGAGTCATCTGAGTCGCCATGCCAACAAACTGTTGTAGACGCTCTAAGTCCGATGTTCTGCCTAAAGAGCTGACCCCTGTACTAATAATTAGCTTAACCTCTTTAGGTAGCTCTGGAATCTTCTTCTCTTCTGTAAGACGGTTTACAATAATGCGCACCAATGGTCGCGCAAACTCACTCGAAAGCATGGCATAAGTTCCAGCCAACACTTTCTCTAAACTGCTAATAAGGTGGTTTATCTCTGTAGCCGTAGTGCGACCTCCAGCTGGAAGTGCATTGTCTAACAGATTAAACGCAAACGCCAAGCGTTGCTCGATGTTCTGAGCTGCTTGGAAGGCGACATTCATATCCGCGCCTTTGCTCGCTTGGAGCGTAGTAACGTCTGCTGAGTTGCCATTGATGACATCGCCATTCTCTGCCTGTGCAATAGAACGCGCTCTAGTCGTAGAAGCTGGATTTACCATAAACACAATCTTCGCTGAGATTGCTGCTGCTTCAACCATAGCCTTTGTCAATCCTTCAAGCGATCGCAAGTCTCCGTAAAGACCCTCGACGTAAGAACGCCCATAGCTTTCCCCAGTTACTTTACTCATACGCAAAGGTAGGAAAGGTAGCTTATCTAAAGGCACATACTCAACGGTATCCTTTAAGACGTTGCCGTTTACCTCTTGGTAGATGTAGTATTCGTTCTTATCTGTTAGCTGAACACAAGTATAGATGTCGATGTTCTTATCGTTATCCTTGAAGCCGTCCTCGCTAGGAAGCTCTGTATTTATGCCTAAGTTCTCAGCAACCGTCTTGGAAATCTGCTCACGAGCAATAATGTCAGTTACGTTACCCTCGATGTCGCGGTGGCAAACATAGTCCTCCAACGCATAGTTGCGGATGTTGCCGTCTGGCTGAACGTACAGTAACGAGTTGCCAGCAATGATGAGGTTCTTTAGAGCCTCGAAGATTACAGGGCGAAGATTCTTGTCCTCAATCTCCTCGAAAACAGTCTCCTCAATCGTAGCTAAAGAAGTATCGACCTCTGCTTTAACTTGCTCTGCTTGGTCGCCGTACTCCTCGAAGGCGTTATCGCTAACCAACAGCCTAAAGAACTTTAGATTAGTAGGGAACAACGACAGCATCAAGTTTGAGCTGAGATTATTCACACCACGCGCACCTAAAGACGACCAAGGCGAAGCAAAGGATATGTCGCCTGTATCTTTATTGTGGTGCTTATCCCTAACGACTAACGGAAGCGTTAGCTCAGAGCAACGCCTAGCACGAAGAAGATAGCTCTCGCGTTCATCTTCAAGCTGCTTGTAACGCTTCTTGCCCATACGCCCTAGTAGTTAGTACCAGAGCCAGAACCACCACCGCCAACCGTAAACTGGGAGCGCATAGAACCCTTCTTCTTCTTGCCAGCGAAAGGACTCCTGACTACAGTTTCCGTTTGCTTCTTCTTAGCCGACATCGCCTCTGCTTGACGAATTGCTAGGTTCTTATCCTCTTGGGCTTTAGCTTTCTTTTCAGCTTTATCCGTCGCAGCCTTCTGCTCCTTCTTAGCTATCTTGCCAGCAACGTGGCCTTTACGGATGCTTTCTGCGCTACCAGCTACGGCAGCTCCCATGAGCCAATTTGCTAATACTGCTGTTTCTATGCCAGTCATAATATTATCTCTTTTGTGTTAAATGTAATTGTTTAAGAAAATTAACTACTTCTCTTTTACCAGCATTAAACATTATGTCTGACAAGGCATCTACAGGCTTATGATCTACAGGAGGAATAACCATCTCTAAGTAGGTCAATAAAGCCTTACTTATTACTGGTGTCTTATCTTCTTGATGTTCCATGTGATGCTATATAGTAGCCTTTTGTAGAAGCGATTTAAGCGAAGCGAAAAGCGTTTTTAGAAAGGCGATATATTAAAGCGTTAATTACAAGCGTGTTTTATGAAAAGCAATTTATTGCGTTCTTATAACCGCTGTAAGCGTAATCTTAATATGTGCGAAAACGATGTCAAGGATAAACTTATAAGTATTTTTATGATAATATTTCTTGACAAGGTTATATTCGCTCTAATAAGCTGTACCCTCACGCCATCGGCAAGTGTCGGTGGTTCTTAAAGAAATCTCTAAAGGAGTAAAAAAATGTCAGCAGAAAACGCAATACAAGTCCTCGCAGCCAAATATGGTCTGACTGAAGGCAAAACTAACGACTATTATAAACTACATTCTACGATGTGTCTTTCTAAGAAAGGGGCGGAGAAGATAAAGGCAGCAGAGGGTATT